CATGCAGTCTGCGTATGCCTTTACAAAGGCGGCTTGTTCTTCAGTCATTTGCTTTCTCCTTTGGTTTTGTTTGGTGATACGGGATGTATCACCGCTTCTTCTGGCTCACGCCAAAAAACTGCTTCGGGCTCGACCCTCCTGCCTGATGACCGTGACATCGGAGGGACGCCATCCCACTTTGAGTACAGTACGCGGCGTACTGGATCGGGGATATATCTTGGGTAGTTACACGCTAGCGGTGCGTGAGTTTGGGCTATCTCGTGGGCACTTGGGTTGAGCGTGTTCTTGGGTGTCATTGGTGGCTTTCGCTTCCTTGCGTTGCTCTGCATGGTGAACTTGGCTATACGCAGGGCATGGATGTAGGCTGTATAAAAGTCCAGTAGTTCAGGGTGCTTGTCGTCGCGCCTTAAATGACGCAGAGCTGCTTGGGATCGTTTCAGTTCGGCTTCGCAGGCATCCACATAGAAGCTCCACGCAAGCACAAAGCGGTTGTCCCACGCCTTAGCTGTGCCACGCGCCATGTTGGTCTTTGCCCGCTCTTTGATCTTGTCGAGCCTGACCCGTAGTTCCACGTCCGAGATGACACCATCGGTGTTGAGGTTGCGTAGTTCTTTGGCGGTGAGCTTGCCGATGGGCTTGGCTTTGAGTGCGCGACACTCGGTGCAGAGTTTGGATATGACCTCCATGCGGCGCTTGCCTATGCCACCACGCGCACGAGTTTGAGCGAGGGTGAGTAAGCGTTTGAATTTGAATGCGGGTTTGGTTTTTCCGCAGGATGTGCAGGTTTTTTCCGTGATACGAGGTGTATCACCGTGATTTTCTGACATTTTATGTACTCCTAAAGTGTGCAGTTTAAAAGTCGCCGTGCCAACTGGCACGCTATCTACGCCAAGTGTCACTAAGGTGGACAGTCGCAAGCCCTTATAGTACACGGCTTTGCGAGGTTTGTGACACACATACCTATGCGTTTTAAAAAACGAGTCAACAACTTTGCAAAAGTCTGGAGAAAAAGTGTCCAGCAAATTTGTGAATATATATATCTATAAAAAATATTAGGTATATATATAGGTATGTGTGTCACAAGTTGGTCAATCGCTATATTCCACGCGGGTTTGCGGCTGTCCACGTTGGTGGCACTTCGCGTAGATAGCGTGCCAGTTGGCATGACGAAAAATAAACCACTTCTCCACAACAAGTTATGGAGAGTTAGCGATAGCGAGGGTTGAGACGGGTTGCGCGGCGCTTCTCGTATTCCCATTGCATCTCTTGCTCGGCTTCCATTTCGTAGGCGCGATCGGCGATGCGTTGCTTGCGTTTGGCTTCGGTTGCCTTGGCTTGTAGTTCATCGCGCAGTACGCGCAGTTTGGTGAGGTGATAGGCTTTGATTGTCTTGCTCATGATTACTCTCCTTTGGTGGTGACTGCTTTGCGAGCGAAGTACTCGGTATAGAACTGTGGTGCTTCGAGGGTTTGGCACAGTCGCGTGATGATGCGGTAGTGTCCTGCGTCAAGGCGTTCGTATTCCATTCGATGCTCGAGGCGTACGAGCGCATCCAAGATGGCGTGTGCATCGTCTGCGGTGATTGTGATTGAGGGTTGGGTTGTTTTACGCATGATTGATCTCCTTTGGTGATACATGGTGTATCACGGGTTTTGACAGAAAATGAAATAGGCGGGGACGCTCGTTGTCAGCCCCGCCCGAAAAAACTCGCATTAGTGTGGGAGTGATGCGAGGAAGCGGCGTTGCTCGGCTTTGGACAGCTTTGCATAACGTGTGAGCAACACTTGCACCACGTCAACTTGTTTGCTAGTACGTTTGTCAGACTTGGTGAAGTGAACCCGCACGTTGCGTTGCCAAGATACTTGCGCCGCGCCATGCCGAGTGTCGCGCGTGCTTTCGTCACCAGTATGGAACGTGGGATGTCCATCGGCTTTGAGCGTCACGTTGCACTTGTAGTGCTTCGCATGGACAGTTGCCAAGGCTTGCAGGAACGTGATACACGGTGTATCACCAAGCTCCCTCGCCGCACTCTGTAATGCGTTGCCGTACGTTGTGCCTGCTGTTAAGAACTTGTCGTATGCGTTGACAGCGGCGCGTTGTGTAGTAGTTAACGTTTTCATGGATTGATCTCCTAAAGGTTGATTGCTCGAGAGGGAACCATTCCCTAACGAGTGCCTCTATTATACCACAACGTGTTTCCAAGAACCCTTGACATGGCAACCTTGTGACCCCACCGTACCCCCATCCCCCAAACTCTGACAGCATGACGGCGACGAACAATAACACTATTCCGTAGCCACAATTTAAATTTTGTAAAATCTTAGACACCCCCGGGGTCCCAAATCCACGCCAGCCCCCAAAAATTTTATAAAAATTTGAAAAAACGCTGGGCAAAAAAGGGCCCGCCGAAGCGGGCCAAATTCCAAACTAGGAGAAGCAAAGCATGAACACTTGCGTGGGCATGCAGTTTTAGTGTACATTAAGCCCATCGAGGTTACAAGGCCTACGCAATATGTTGAATCACTTGGTGCAATTCAGCCCGGAAGTCACCAGTTCGGGAAACTTCAAACCCCTGTCTCGGGTGGGGGTGGATGAACTGTTGGATGCGCAAACCGCTACAGCAGACTGGCTAGATGACTTAGGTGTCGAGTCGGATGAGGAAGTAAACGCCCAAGTGCAGACAACCAACGCCCGTGATGCGTTCAAAGCAGCCGCCACGGCGCAACCCCCAGAAGCCCAAAAAGCCCAGTTGATGCAATTGAAGACACCCGCAGCGGTGCGGCATCTGACTGGAATGTTGACGGCTTACGACTGGGAGTTTGTAGAGCAAGCTAAAGAACTGCGTGGCTACGCAGTGGCGAAGATTCTGGAAGAGGTTGAGAATCCCAACGCCAACATCCGGCTAAAGGCGCTAGGCCTGCTGGGTAAAGTTACTGAAATTGGTCTGTTTACCGAGAAGATTGAGGTCAAGCAGGTAGAAGCGTCCGACGCTGAGATTGAGCAACGTATTAAAGACAAGCTCAACCGGTTTATGGGTGTCGTGGATGTGATTGATGTGACTACTGAAGAGCCAGATGAACCTGAAAAACCTGACAACGCTGACTAAGCGAGAGCTTGAAGCGCTGTTAAAGGCGCTTCCGCACATGTCCGTTGAGGACAAAATGGAGCTTTTGGACGATTTGGAGGTCCGAGAGAGACGTGCACGGTTGTCGGCTGCAAACCACAACATGCTGGGGTTCGCCCAAGCGGTCTACCCAGGGTTCAAAATCGGCCCCCACCATAAGAAGCTGGCAAAAATCTTCACGGATGTGATTGAGGGACGCAAAAAACGCGTCATTATCAATATTGCCCCACGTATGGGTAAGTCCGAGTTCTCCAGCTACCTGTTCCCTGCTTATTTTTTAGGCAAATACCCTCAGAAGAAGATCATCATGGGCACGCACACGGCGGGCTTGTCCGAAGATTTTGGTCGCCGGATACGAAATCTGATTGATTCTGATGAGTACAAGGAAGTTTTCCCCGCCACGCTGGTGGCTGACGACCAAAAGGCTGCTGGAAAGTGGTCTACTAGTGCTGGGGGTCAGTACTACGCTGCTGGTGTGGGCGGTGCTCTTGCCGGTCGTGGTGCTGATTTATTCGTTATTGACGATCCGCACTCAGAACAGGACGTAAAAACCAACTCGCGCCTAGCTTTTGATACCGCTTGGTCGTGGTTTCAGACAGGTCCACTGCAGCGCTTGATGCCGGGCGGGGCGATTATCATTATTATGACTAGGTGGAGTTTGCTGGACTTGACCGGCAGGCTGATTGACTACCAGATCAAGAACCCAGAGGCGATTCCGTGGGAAATCGTGGAGTTGCCAGCTATTTTGAACGAGGATACGGAGGATGAGAAATCCCTCTGGCCTGAGCAGTGGTCTCTAGAGTCCCTAAAGTCCACAAAAGCGTCGCTGGACCCCCGGTATTGGAACGCGCAGTACATGCAGCAGCCCACATCGGAGTCCTCAGCCATCGTCAGTCGCAAACAGTGGCGGATTTGGGAAAATGACGACCCGCCGCCCTGTGATTTCATCATTCAGTCGTGGGATACGGCGTTTGAGACCAAGAATAACTCGGACTATTCGGCCTGTACGACGTGGGGAGTCTTCTATAACGAGGAAGAAGGCAACGCCCCGCAGGTTATCTTGCTAGATGCGTTCAAAGACCGGATGACTTTCCCCGAACTGAAGGAAGTGGCGCTTAAACACTATAGAGAGTGGGAGCCGGACTCGTTCGTGGTGGAGAAGAAGGCGGCTGGAGCGCCGCTGATTCAGGAGCTGCGCCAGATGGGGATTGCAGTCCAAGAGTTTACACCCAGTCGCGGAAACGATAAGATGGTGCGACTTAATGCTGTTGCTGATCTGTTTAGTAGCGGTAAAATCTGGGCACCCGATACGCGCTGGGCGCGAGAGGTTATTGAAGAAATGGCAGCTTTTCCAGTTGGCGAGCACGACGACTACGTGGATACGACGACTCAGGCATTGCTACGTTACAGACAAGGCGGATTTATCTCATTGGACTCCGACGAGAAAGACGACCGCTACTATGTGCCCCGACGGGCCGCGTACTATTAAGGATATTAGATGGCTACCAACATCGACAAGGCACTGTACCAAAATCCCACAGGGTTAGAAGAATCAATGGACGCCGAGCCCATTGAGATTGAGATCGTTGACCCTGAAGAGGTGACTATTGGTATGGGTGGCATGGAGCTGACTATATCTAAAGATGAGTTTACCGGGGATGACTTTGATGCCAACCTCGCCGATGATGTAGCCGATGGTGTGTTAGCCACGCTGTCTGAGCAGCTGTCTGGCGATATTGACAACGACCGCAACAGTCGCAAAGACTGGGAGAAGGCTTATGTCAATGGGCTGAAGTTGATGGGCCTGCAGATCGAGGAGCGCACGGAGCCGTGGAACGGCGCGTCTGGTGTATTCCACCCGATGATTACCGAGGCGGTTGTGCGCTTCCAGAGCGAGACGATTACGGAGACGTTCCCAGCTATGGGGCCGGTGCGTACCAAGATCATCGGTAAAGAGACGCCTGATAAGAAGGCTGCTGCCGAGCGGGTGCAGGACGATATGAACTACCAGCTCACAGAGGTGATGCAGGAGTTCCGCCCCGAGCATGAGCGGATGTTGTGGTCACTGCCTGCCACGGGTTCGGCATTTAAGAAGGTCTATTACGACCCGAGCCTTGGGCGTCAGATTTCTGTGTTTGTTCCGGCTGAAGATATTCTGTTGCCATACGGCACGTCGGAGATTCAGTCCTGCTACCGCGTGACTCACGTCATGCGTAAAACTAAGAATGAGATCACGAAACTACAGGTTGCGGGCTTCTACCGCGATGTGGACATCGGGGAGCCAGATAAAGCGACCGATGAGATCAACAAAGCCAAAGATAAAGAAACGGGATTTAGCGATATTAATGATGATCGCTTCACCCTGTACGAGTGCCATGTTGACTTGGACATTGAGGGCTTTGAGGATTTAGATAAAGAAGGCGACCCCACGGGCATTGCGTTGCCGTATGTGGTCACACTGATTCGTGGCACGAACGAGATTCTGGCAATCCGTCGCAACTGGCGCCCAGATGATGACCTGAAGCTCAAGCGCAACCACTTCGTTCACTACCAGTACATCCCCGGGTTTGGTGCCTATGGCTTCGGTCTGTTCCACCTGATCGGTGGCTTTGCCAATTCAGCGACATCTTTGATGCGCCAGCTTATTGATGCTGGTACGCTCTCTAACCTGCCGGGCGGTCTGAAATCACGAGGGTTGCGGATCAAGGGAGACGA